TTGTCTTTATAGGTTGTTTGATAAAACTCACAATCATCTCGTGGAATAACTTTGTCATATATCCAATGATATTCATCAGATGGATTAAAATCTAAAATTACCCTATCTTGAGTTCTAAATATAAGTTGTTGCCAATCTTCCCAATATAACTCGTTACCCTCGTTAATAAATAACAGGTCTCTTTTTCTTCCCCTTATCTTTTGTGATTGGTCTAAGCTAGTGAACTCTATTAAGTTGCCATATAAGTTATACTCAGAGTTTGATTTATTATGGAACTCCTCTCTGTATATATTATGTTCTTTAAGTATCTGTAAAAAGTCTCTTAGGACTGTTGCTCTTAAACTAGGAAATGATTTCCTGCAAATAGTTATTATCTTTCCCCTGTAATTAACGCAGTATTGAAATATAATGTAAAGCAGTATGTTATATGTTTTTCCTGACCTAGTTCCACCCTGCTCAACTAAAATCTTCGCTTTACTTTTAACACAATGCTTGTATACAATGTTAGTCTGAATCTTCTGTTTTATCAATTATCTCTATTTGAAAGTTATTAGGTAATCCATCTACGCCTGTTATTTCTTGTCTTTCTATGTATCCTCTTTTCTTTCCTTTTGTCTTTAGATAAAATATTGTAGCTGCTGTATTAGCATTGCCTATTTGTTCATGTAGTTGGCTTTCAGCAAAGTCAAGAGCAATGTTTTCAATATCTGAAACATCTTTTGCAAATTGTTCATCTTCGTTTAGCCATTTATAAAATGTGCTTCTAGGTATTTCTGATTTTCTACAAGCTACTGTAACTACTCCCAAACTTTTTTCTAATGCCTTAAGCATTGATTCCTTTTTTATGTGTCTACTTTTGTTCATATTATTTGTCAAATCCTTTTAGTGGATAGAAGATTAAACTATTTCTGTAAGCATCTTTGTTGTGCTTTATAATCTTGGTTACTCCATGTATATTATACCATGCAGGATATACTAGTATGCTGTTGTCAGCTTGTTCAAATGTATGACCAAAATCTGGAACAGTCAAAGCACCTCCATCTGTGTTTTTTCTTTTTGTTAATATTACATTTACTGTATTCTTTAAATTACCCCTATCTTGATGAAAGGGTGCTGCAATATTATAATTAGATATACTACTAGTAAATAAGTTTCCAAACCTATATTTTTTTAAAGTTGTTTCTTCTATTATTTTCTTTTGTATTTCGTATTGTTCTGGCATGTATTGTTTAATTAACTTCTCACTTTCTAAACAAGCAAGTAACATGGCTTTTATAAATGTCTTTGCTGACTTTTCCCTATGTACTGTGCTAACAGAGTTGTAAGGTCGTCTAAGATGAGGTTTAGCTAATACACCTCCTAGTATAGTTGACATTTGTACTGTGCTAAGTTTTTGTGCTTGTTTACGAGTTATACCATACTTCCTTTGGTTTTGCATAACTTCTGCTCTTTCTAATAATGACTTTGGCACATTATCACTTAAGAACTCTTTGTTAGCTATTGTAATAAATTGTTTCAGCTTTGTGGGTAAGTCTGTTAAATAAAATCCTATAACTTTATTTTCAAATTTTAACAAACAACTTTCTGTTATAGTTGATGGCATATAATCACATCTTCTTCCAATCTTAATGTCGTGTTCTTTTTTAACTAGGTTTAATATTTCCATTCTTAAATATATTTATTTGTTCTTTTAAAAACTCAAAGGCATCATTACTATTTTTAACTTCTTTATTATGCTGTATGTTTTTTACTCTAGTTCTTATTGTTTTTATTTGTCTTTCTGTTTGTTGGCTGTTTCTTAGTTTCCTGCCTTTTGTTCCATCATCATTAATTTTTAATATAAAAGGATTAAATTTATTTATAAAAGTTTTATTCATAAACCTATCTCCCTCTGCAATAATTAGCATGTTATGTTTCTTCTGAACATATTGTAAAGAATTAATATCTTTCATTACAGACATACTTAATCTATCAGTACCATCAAAAACATCTCCAACAAATTTTCCCATCACACTTATCTGACCATCAGATTTAAAATGTATGGTCTTAATTTTACAACTCTGGTCTAATTTATATTGTTTTATTAGCTGTTTACATAACCATGTTTTACCACTACCACATTGACCTATGATTAATATACTATTTTTTATCTGCATTTAACATAGCTTTGTAAAAGATGTCAGACAAATCAGCTTCTTTCTTTTTTAAACTTTCATAAACCTGTTGAACTCCATTAATATATTTTTCTGTTGGGAACTCTAATATAATAGATTTCTTTGTTTGTTCGTACATATTGTCAATCTCACTATCTAAGTCAACCTCATCTAATACACTATAATCAACTGCTTCCTCTGGCTGCCAAACATCTATACCCCAATCTTTTAATTCTTTTGTTTCCCAATCGTTAGCCAACAAATCCCAATCCCACTCTCCAAAACCTACATTGTCTTTTATAACAAATTGCTTTTTCTGTTCTTCTGTTAAATCATCTGCCATAACTGCCCAAACATCTTTATGACCTAGTTCTAAACACGCTTTGTACCTCATGTTACCACCTAGTATAATATTGTTTTCATCAACTATTATAGGTCTTAATTTAAGCATATCTGGAAAATCAACAATACTATTCATTAATTTTTTAAACTTATAATCTTTTATAACTCTTGGATTATTGGGGTTGCTTTTAATTTTAGATATCTTGATTTTATTAGGTTTCATACTTATATAACGATTTTAAATTAATTTTTTTCTATGGTCAAGCATTCTGTTAATTTACTCTCTAGTAATTTACATTTGTTTTCTAGGTAATGCACTCTGTCTATTTCATCTATTGTAAGTTTGCTTTTAAAAGTAAATAATTTTTCTATTTCTTTTAGTTTTTTATTTGACTTACAATACATTTTATAATTATTAAAAGAATGTATGCAACTAGCGTGTGTCATTGTTTTGCTATTATCATTAAAAAATTTTGATATATTAGTCCATCGCATGTTTAATTTTTCCCTTAGTATATAACAAACTAAAGACCTTACTTCCACATGGTTTTTTCTTCTAGTGTTTTCAAAAATATCTAAGTTAGATAATTTGCTTATTTTATTTACTATCTGTATTGGTTTTAAATTTTCACTCATGTTCTTAATTTTAAAAGGTTGTAACATTCTATGTATTTTAGTTTTGCTTTACCTTTGTATTTTTGTTTAAATAATTCATACAATTTTTTTGTGTATTGATATTTAGTTCTACAGTCTTTAAAATATTTCTCTGCAAACTTCTTACCCTTTCCCTTAAAGTAGTTTACATTGTCTGCTGTGTCTCCTGCTATCATTTGCTCATAGAAGTTGTATAACGCTTCTGATTCGCTTATATCTAGTATTACTTTATGTTTGTAATGGTAGTTATACATTAAACATGGAAACTGCTTGTAGTCCTTGTCTATGCTTACTATCATAACTTCTTCCCTGCCAAACTCATCACTCAACCTTTTCCAATACCTAGCTACTAGGTCATCAGTTTCTATTCCAAAACCATACTTGCTATCATAATTGTCTTTTACATACTGATGCATAGGGTGTAGTAATGGGGGAAGTTCTTGTTTTTTTCTATTGGCTTTGTAGTTGGTCGTTATTAGCTTTCTAAAATTACCCTTTGAACCATTAAAGGTAACCACTTTGTCAATAGCGTATAGTTCTTCTAAGTCGTTTATTATTTTCATATACTGTTCATCAAATTTGTTTATACTATCTTTTATATTAGTATAGAAATTATCTGGGTATATTTCATAATTAACATCATTCTTAGAACGATAACAACTTGCAAAAATTAAACTGTCTGCGTCTATTAATAAAATCATGTCTTGTATTTTGTTTTGTCTTTCTGTATCCAATTATCCTCTAAGTCTATTACAGTATAGTTGTGTTCAACTAAGAGTTCTATTGCATCTGTAATTGCTTTTGCTCTTTCACGAAAATGTGCAAAGATTTGATTTTCAAAAGCATGGTGTTCATGTTTCATATTATTTGTGTTTTTTATATAAGTCCATTAAGTAATTAAATTGGTCTGTACCATTTGTATATCCAGTCAAATAATTTTTTTTAGTCATTTTTTCAATAACTTTAAAATCAATTCCTTTTATGATATTATCTATTCTTTTTAATACCCTGCTGTTTGTGGCTGTGAATGCTTTAAATTTTGGATTATTATTTAATGACAATATTTTTAAACCATTGTAAACCCTTATGGCTGCTGTAACATCTATTTTATAAGTGTTGTTCCTTAAGTTGTTTGTAGTGTTTAATGATGTTTGCTTGTCTAATAAGGTAATAATGTTTATTTTACTAAACTTTCCATTAGTTTCAAGTGCCCAGTCCTCAGCGATTTTAATTGCTTTTTGGCAATCTTTGTTTCCCCTTAAAGCGTTTCTATTACAAAAATCATAAGCAGTCCATTTTTTACTGATTTGTAGTTGGTCTATATTATCCTCACATGATTCGTTAGATACGATATAAGTAATAGGTATCTGTAGTTCTTTGGCAGCTTGTAGCCTGTGTTGACCATCAATGATAGATTTGTTTTCATTGACTAAAATAGGAACTTGCAAACCTATTTGATTAATTGAATCTTTAATTCTATTTAAGTTTTTAGAATTTAAGTCTCTATTTCCAATTACTTTGTTAAAAATAGAATAAGTCTTTGTTGATTTTAATTGCATT